TTTCGAACGCTGGTACATCTTTACGCCACGGAATAACGGCAATAATACACTCTCTATTTATGAACTCACTAAAATTCAAAGAGTCATTATTTTGCCTACCCGCTCCTGTGACGCAAACAGCATGACTGTGCGTGAGGGCCAGACTTCTACCATTCACATCGAGGTCTGTATTAGCTAAAGGCGGCTGTGTGTTCATAAACACACTCGATGTATCCATTTGCATAGGTCGTGAATACCCAAAGTGTCTTAAGGCACCTCCTGCAACTTTGGTGCCTTCTGAAATTACCTCCAAAGGGACAGCAAACTGTGGAAGTGCAGAAAATAATTTCGCTCCCACTGCCGCTAAATCCGAAACGTGCAATAACCCTGAACTAATGGGCTCCTTCACATCGCTGGCGTTGGATATGTTTTGCGTACAAGTATACTGAAAATTAACAAAGCTTGCAAATACTGACACCAATATAGGATCTTGCAGGCCTAATGCATGATGGACCGGCGTTAGAGTTCTGACCACTACTTCAGGAAACAACTCATTGTCACGACCCCAGGGGTAATAACTAGGCTTGTCAATAATAATAGGGACGACAATCTCATTGTCTGCCTCATGATTACCTACATCGATTATCACATGCTGACGACTAGACTCTATCACATTTCGTAACTCATATGGTAATGTGGATTCATCCTGAAAATCGCTATACTGGTGACAATGCTTGACACTTGCAATAAGCTTTCCATAATGTGCGGTGGAACCAGAAACGAGAAACCTGAACCTAATATCGGTTTTAATACCATGCACATAATTCATTCGCTGTTTAACATAAGGAATATTAAATAACTGCATCAAATCAACTTTATTCTCCACCTGTTGATTCACAGCATAAGGCAATGAGCTCAACCTATATTCTCTATCAATCCCTAACGCATTAGCTGCGTTATACTTATTAACAGGGACCTCATCGTGAACAGGCTCAACTGTAGCATTCTCAGCAGTACTAATAAATGTGGTTAAACCCTGGGTTGAAACATCCGGCTCCATATCCGTACGGTCCATATTGGGTACATGTAAATACATTGATGAGGTATCCACGTCATGACATAACCGGAATCCAGATCTTAAGCGTCTACACTCTAAACATGTACCGTTACAATCATGGTAATAACCAACCAACCTAATAACTAAGTCCTTATACTCAGGAACCAACGCTGACACACTAGCTGGTGAGTCTGAGAGGCCTAATTTAGGTAATATAGTTTTTATACTAGTTGAAAACCTATTGTAAGAAGCATGACCATATGCTGTCATCTCTATCAGACACGATTTGATCTGTTGAGCAACCTGATCGGTCAAGGATATGTGCTTACTTATCAGTATGGTTGTAAAAGGCTTCAGGATGGATGTAGCATCGAGGGCTCCGACAAGACGCTTAAAATTAGGGTTGTACACAGTTGTTCTCTTTAAAAAAGTGGCTTTAACCTTATCCACACACGGCCTAAAGGTACCATCCTTATCAGCTGGTGTAACTTTCACACCTATACACTCTAAATCATCATGCAACTTGTTAAGATTCCACAATTGAATGTCTGCGTCACTAGACATAAGACCGTCATCACCTAAACAAGTGGAAGAAACCTCTTCCAAAAAGTCACTAGCTAACTTATCCGGAAATGTAAGAAAATAACTATAGGCAACCATCGCTAAACCCTGCATACCGCCTATGGCTGCAGTTCCTAAGAACCCACTTATCCATAATGAGCTAAGCCTAATAATAGCTCCATTTACATGGACAGTAGGATTCCTGGCCTCGTTGAATATACCATAAACTTCATGAGTATGACAGCCATCATACAGCTTTATACACGCATCAGAAAAAGCTCTAAATACTATCTCTCTAATGTCCTCTGGTATATTAGTGTCAAAGCCGGAAAAGTCAAACTCAAAACAATACTTCTTAGACATTGCTTTTACTACATTGACTGTCCAGTTATCACCGAACCATGACACACCAACAGCACACCTGCTCTTATCAGAATACATTATGAGTAAATCAAGCAGTGGGCCTAAAAACATACGGCAAATAACATGATATTCAATGGAAGTACCATTAACTATTCTAGG